AGTTTGTATTTGTGGGCTGCTTTTACTCGCAAATCTTTTGGTATGGTCGCTAATTACCTCTTACTTACTGCTATTGATACAGTTGGCTTAGTGAGGATGCTGACATGAGTAACCCATTTGATTATGCAACTGCCATTCTCCAGAACAAGAAACAATTAATCGTTGATGATATTACAGAGAAAGGTTATGTACCATTTATGGTCAACCGTTCTTTGTCGTATCATAAAGACTGTATAATCTATGCGAATGAGATGAATCAAAGGCACCACCTTGGAAAGAGGCTTCAAAACGACTTTTTACTAAATACTGTGAGGTCTCAAAAAAGACCATTCGCAAAGTGGGTTAAGTCTGAGAAAAGTGAAGATATAGAATGTGTGAAGTTAGTCTATGGACTATCAGATTCCAAAGCTCGTGAAGCTCTACGCCTACTTAGTGATGAACAAATCCAACAATTAAAAGAAAAAACCGATACGGGTGGATAAACATCATGGTAGATTTAAGCAAGTTCGTTGAAGTAACTCTCAACGAGCAGGATGATTTTTTGAAAGTTCGTGAAACGCTAACACGAATTGGTGTGTCATCCAGAAAAGAAAGGATTCTTTATCAGTCTTGCCATATTTTACACAAGCAAGGCCAGTATTACATCGTGCATTTCAAAGAGTTGTTTGCTCTTGACGGCAAACCATCTAACATTTCTGAAAATGATATTCAGAGGAGAAATGCAATTGCAAAGTTGTTAGAAGAATGGGGTCTAGTTACAATTATTAATCCGCAAGTGATGATAGATAATATTGCACCACTTCACCAAATTAAAATCATTTCATTCAAAGAGAAACACGAATGGGAATTGGTAACTAAATATAATATTGGTAAAAAACCAGACCAGAATTATTGAGCTTCACCTTAGGACCGACTTATGGTACGAAGCGTGCTAAAGCGGATTTGACGATACGAAATCGCTGGAGTCCGTAACCAGCTGAATTACGCCAAATGGGTAATTCATTTTATTAACTCGCTTAACAAAGGAGAAAATTATGGTTCATCGTATTGAACTAACACCTTTATACCCAACAACTTTGGGTTTTGATAATTTTTTTAACCACATTGAAAAAGTATTTGATGGGGTTGAAAAGACTGTTGATAAATTTCCACCACATAACATCATTAAACTAAATGATACTCAATATGTTGTTGAGCTAGCAATTGCTGGTTTCAACAAGAATGATATTGATATCACGGTTGAAGATGGTTCGTTGGTAATCAAAGGCACAAAAGCTGAAGAAGATAGTAAGGTAGAATACTTACATCGTGGAATTGGCACTCGTGCTTTCACCAAAACAATCAAACTTGCTGACACCGTTCAGGTTCGTGGTGCAGAGTTTTCAGATGGCATTCTTAAAGTTGGTTTAGAGAATGTTATTCCTGAAGAAAAGAAACCACGCAAGATTGAAATTGGCAATAAACTAAAGTTTGCCAAACAAGAACTCTTAACCGAGTAGGTGGTGGGTGCGGTTAATTGCCGCACCTTTTTACAATTCAATGTTATAATGGTAGTATTATGAAAATAGCACTCGCATCCGATATTCACCTTGAATTTGCAGACCTCATACTAAAGAATGAGGAGAATGCTGACGTTCTTATTTTAAGTGGTGATATCTGTACCGCCAAAGTATTTAAACACAAGCCAAAAGAAAGAATGATGGTTAAAGATTTCTTTAAGCGGTGCTCGTTTCAATTTCCTCATGTTGTGTATATTATGGGCAATCACGAGCATTATGATTTTGATGTTGCTAAAACATATGATAGATTGAAAGCTGAGTTAGCTGACTTACCTAATATTCATGTATTAGAAAAAGAAACATGGGAACATAATGGTGTTACTTTTGTTGCTGGTACATTGTGGACTGATATGAACAAAGGCGATTCACTCACCATGTGGCATTGTGGTAAAGCGATGAATGACTTTCGCCTAATTACAAATAGCAATCGTATGGTTCAACATAAGAAAAATGTTTACCATGAGAGTGAACAAAACGAAGATGGCACTTTAATTGTTAAAGCTGTGGATCATTATCAATCACCATCTAGGTGGTCGGTAGAAGATTCTGTGGAAGACCATAAGAAAATGTTAGACTTCATTAACATTGTAACACAAGATAAGACAAAATGTTATGTAGCAGTAACACACCATGCACCAACACCAATTAGTATTGGTGCTCAATATAAAAATGATTATCTAATGAATGGTGCTTTTCATTCTGATTTGTCCGAGTTTATTATGGACAGGCCACAAATTAAATTGTGGACTCATGGACATATGCATAATGTGTCTGATTATTTGGTTGATGAAACTAGGGTTGTTTGTAATCCTCGTGGTTATCATGGTTATGAACAGAGAGCAAAAGAATTTAAGTTGAGATATTTGGAGATTTAAATGAGTGATTATACGCCTGATAGATGGGTTGTAGTAAAGATTACTGCACCCAATGTATTACTATACAAAGTATTTGCCTGTTGGTATGGTGGATATATTGGTTCTGATTCATGGCAATTCAATAGTGGTATCAAAAGCGTAGAAGAAGATGAATCATATTTTATGTTCAATGGATATTCTGGTAGTGTATATCGTTGTCATAAGAATTCATACGGCACCAATGGTTATGGTGGCAGCGTATTACAAAACTTTATTGATAAGGCAGATTATAAAATTGAAATCATGCCTGAGAATACAAACTGGAGAGAGTTAAATTATGAAAACAAATAGTGCGTTTAAGTTAAGTAAAGAAACAAAGCGTATTTTGGCTTCTATGCCATTAGACAAGAGCAGTCATTATAAAAAAATGATGATTGATGCCGAAGTTTGTGAAGCAAAGGCCAAATTAGCAAAGATTAAACCCAACACAAATAAGAATGAAGCGAAAGTGGATTGATGCCTTTATGGATACAGCTGAGCGATTTGCTCAGTTGTCATCCGCAAAGAGATTGAAAGTTGGTGCAGTTGTTGTTAAAGACAATCGTATCATTTCAATTGGGTATAATGGTATGCCATCTGGTTGGACAAATGATTGTGAGGATGTAATCCAACATTCGGATGACACTACCAGTTTAACTACAAAAGATGAAGTGATACACGCTGAGTCCAATGCTATCGTTAAACTGGCTCGTGATGGAGAGTCTGGAATTAATTCTACCATGTTCTGCACTCATGCACCATGTATTCATTGTGCTAAATTAATTTATGGTGCAGGTATCAATAGAGTTTATTACCGTGATACTTACCGTGATACTAATGGCATTGATTTTTTAAACAAATGTAATATAGAAGTGGAACAAATATGAAATCATACACCAGTAAAGTATTAGAAATTTGTGATAATGGTGATGCTATCGTTGAATTGCCTAATGAGCTTATGGAAGAAATGAGATGGAAATTAGGCGATGTTTTAAATTATGAAGAAAAAGATGGAAAAATATTCGTTAAGAATATAAGTATAAATGATACAGATTGATATGGATAACCGGGAATTAATCCGGTTCTTAAATCATGTTAAGTGTTGGTTGCCAAATTCTCATACTCAATTGAGAGCTGAGATTGATGCATTAATTTTAAGATTGAAACAAGGATAATAATTATGTTAGTATTGCCTGATGAAATGGTTGGTAGACCAGTAGCTTTTACCTGTTCAACATTTGATTTGTTACACGCAGGCCACATTCTAATGTTGGCTGAATGTAAACAGATTTGTGATTATCTAATTGTTGGTTTACAAACAGACCCAACAATTGACCGACCTGATGTAAAAAATAAACCAGTTCAGTCTATTGTAGAAAGATATGTTCAACTTTCTGCGGTAAAATTTGTAGATGAAATCATTGTCTATGATACTGAAAAAGACCTTGAAGATATGTTGATGTTCTTGCCTATCACCATGCGTATTTGTGGTGAAGAATATAAAGAAAAACATTTAACAGGTCGTGATATCTGTGATAATCGTGGTATTAAAACATACTACAATTCTCGCACCCATCGGTTTAGTTCTTCCGAGTTAAGACAAAGAACTTATCAATCTGAATTAAATAAGGTAACAAAATGAACATCCGTGAAATAGCAAAGAAATTGGCAATTGATAATAAATTGCCACGTGCCGACAAGTATGACTTGTTTCTCCGTGAGTTCGACAATATGGTTGAACTTGTTGGTCTTGTTCAAGACCCAACCGCTGACATGAATGACTATCGTGGTCGTGAAATGTTATTTCCAAAACGCTGGGTTACACTAGCAGTATTTCCTGCTTCGGAGCCAGTAAATGTATAAAGTGTATTACTACAATTCTAATCAGTTTGTGGTGAATAAAGTTTTTAATACACTTACAGAGGCTACAGACTTTGCACTTAAACAATCAAAAGAAACCGTTGATTCAATTTTAGAGATTAAACATTATGACGATAAAACTCCTTACACTCAAGACTAATCATACCCTTATGGGTAAAGTAACAGAGGACTTAATGGGTGCGGTTATTACCATTAAAGAACCCGTTCAAGTTGTCCAAGTTCCACCTCGAGCTCAGAATGATCCTGGCAGTATTGCATTTGCACCATTCTTAGAATATGCAACAGAGTTCAAAGAGGGTTTCAAAATTAAAAAAGATGATATTCTGGTCACATCTACACCAGTTGTTGAATTAGAAAATCAATATAACCAAATCTTTGGTAGTGGCATCACAATTGCCTCGTCAATCCCAAAAGTATGATAGAATGTATGAATGACTAGTTATTATACAAATGTTGCAAGTGTAGGCAACAACATTCTCTATCGTGGCATTAAAGATGGCAGGCGAGTAAAAGGTAAAATACCATACTCGCCTACTTTGTTTTTGCCAAGTAAGAAACCTACCAAGTTCAAAACTCTCACAGGCGAATACCTTGAGCCAATGAAGTTTGATTCTATTCGTGAGGCTCGTGATTTCGTAAAGCGTTACGATGAAGTTTCTAATTTCAAAATCTATGGTCAAACAAGGTATGAATATGCCTTTATTGCTGACAACCATCAAGGCATGGTTGATTGGAACATAGAAGATATATCTATTGCTATCATTGATATTGAAGTTGGTTCAGAGAATGGATTTCCTGACCCATATCAAGCAAACGAACAGATTACTGCCGTGTGTATCAAATATCTTGGTGGTGATACTGTTGTCTTTGGTTGTGGTGAATATGAAACCAAAGGTGAAGAAAAATACATTCGTTGCCAGGATGAGACCGATTTATGTAAAAAGTTTCTA